CCGTATAAGTGCATTGAGGACAGCTTGGCCAGGCTCGGGTTCTCAATGAAGATGTTGAGCGACTGAGACTGATCAATGTAGGCACCCCGGTCAGCGCTCATGTCGATGATGGACTTCTGGGGAATCTCCCACACTGTCCGGTACACGGCCTTCAGCTCTTCCGGGATGGCCAGTTGCTGAACCGACCCACCGGCTCTCACAATTTCATTCTTAATTTCTGGAGTCCACATTCCAATCTTCTGCAGGTCCTTGACTAGGTGCTTGTTGATCATGACGAACTCGCCAGCCAGGGTGCGACGCAGGTAGATGTTGGTCGTGTAGGGCTCAAAGGCCTCGTTGTTGCCCATGATCTGGGCGGTGCTTGCGGTGGGCATGGGTGCTACGAGCAGCGAGTTGCGCAGGCCCCAAGTGGCGATATCCTGCTTCAACTTGCCGAAAATATGGTCGGTCTCGCCCCATAGGTCAAACTGAAGCTGACCCTTGTCGGCCGGGGAGTCGCGGAACGTCTCGTACGTCCCCTCGCTCATAGCCAACTCGCACGACTCTTGAAGGGCCGCAAAATAGATGCTCCGGAAGATGTGCTTGTTCAGTTCGCGAGCTGCAGGCTCGTCAAACGAATAACCCATCATTTGGAACACGTCGGCCAGACCCTGAACACCGATCGCGATGGGCCGGTGGCGCATGTTGCTCTTGCGCGCCGCCTCCGTGGGGTAGAAATTGCGGTCTATGACGCGGTTCAGGTTGCGCGTGACAACTCGCGTCACCTCTTGCAACTTGTCAAAGTCAAATATGAATGGATGGGACCCGTCCGGTGCGGTCATATTCTTGTTTTCCCTCAAAAATGTCGGTAGACATATGCTTGCCAGATTGCACACCGCCGTCTCGTCAGGGGCCGACACCTCCATAATCTCGGTGCACAGGTTGCTAGACTTGATCGTCCCGATGTTCTTCTGGTTGCTCTTTTCGTTAGTGGAATCCTTGTAGCACATATAGGGCGTCCCCGTCTCCACCTGGCTCTTGAGGACGGCGTCCCAAACCTCACGAGCCCGAACCTTCTTTTTGAACCGCCCCTGTGCGACGTACATGCGGTACAGCTCGTTGAACTGTTCACCGTACACGTCTGGCAGGCCGGGGCACTCGTGTGGGCACATCAGGTGCCACTCTTCGTCCTTCTCCACCTTTTCCATGAAAAGGTCGGGAATCCACATGGCTGTGAAAAGGTCGCGGCACCGCATCTCCTCGTCACCCTGGTTCAGGCGCAGCTCAAGAAACTCCATGACGTCAGCGTGCCACGGCTCCAGGTAGATGGCGAAAGAGCCCTTGCGCTTCCCGCCACCCTGATTGACGTACCGGGCTGTGTTGTTGAAGACGCGAAGCATGGGCACGATGCCGTCGGCGACCCCGTTCGTACCGTTGATTCGGGAGCCGCTCGCTCGGATGTTCGAACAGTGGATGCCGATACCCCCAGACCACTTGGAAATGTGCGCGCACTCCTTGAGCGTCTCGTAGATGCCCTCGATGGAATCCTCCTTCATAGCCACCAGGAAGCAGCTGGACATCTGCGGGTTGTTTGTACCGGCATTGAACAGGGTGGGCGTGGCGTGCGTGAAGAACTTCTGGGACATTAGGTCGTACGTCTCCTTGACGCGCGGGAGGTCGTCTCCGTGAATACCCACCGCTACGCGCATGAAGAGGTACTGGGGCGTCTCGCCTACGTTCAGGTACCCCCTCTGAAGCGTCTTGATTCCAAAATATCCAAAGTAGTAATCACGTTTTGACTGAATCACGCCATCTAGCTCTAGAGCCACACACTTCATGAAGTGGTCAGACACGATACCCTTGACGTGCAGGGCGACCATAGCGTCACTAAAAGTTTTGGGACAATTCTTCTGAAGATTTGAAACCGTCACGCGCATAGCCAGTGTCTCATAGTCTGGATTCTCGGTGATCATGGCAACAGCCACCTCGGCCGTCAGGTTGTCAATTTCTGAAGTGGAAATACCGTCGTACATACTTTGAAAAACCTTCTGAGCCACCTTGTCAGGTTGGACATTGAGCACCTCAAACTCGGGGGGTGCATTCAGCTTGCTGATGCGCCGGGTCACCTTGTCGAACAACATCTCAACGACATCCCCAGACCTCTTGACGACCTTCATTTCTAAATACACGTCCGGTTTTTTTAACCCAGGTTTTTTTCGCCATGTATTTCAATGGAGACATATGATCGTAAACCCACCCGCCTGAGCGTCTTTACGCCCCTGGGAAATGCCTTCTTTTCCGAATTCAACAAGGAAAATATACACTCTCTAATTTTGGACAATATCAAGGCCCAGACGGGGTACCAGCTGGACCGCCAAAGTGACGGTGATTTGCAGGCGCTTATGCGCGTCGTATACACGGACCTGGCAGTGGATCCCAATACGGACGTGCGCGCCCAAGTGTCGCGTATGAACTACGAGGTTGTTAAGCGCGCCACTGCGACTATTTCAACGGGTATGCTCCAGCAGCTCGTGTACATGCGCGATATCTCTGAAAATCCCGTGCCCCTTGAGATTCCTATTAGCACCAGCACATACGGAAACAAGATCCCAAGTAACTTCAAATTTGGAATTTTTTAAAAGTGTAAAATATATATATGAAATCACTGGACGATATCCTTTTTGGATTTCTCATATTTTTCATAATAGAGAGGTCCGTCAGACTGATTAGCAACGCAGTCATTGAGCCGTGGGCTCAAAAGCGCACCGATGACGCAAATGTAGTTGAAAATTGGAAGCTCGGTGCTGAGATTGTGTTCCTCATGGTTGCGTGTATAACCGTGTACAAATTCAGAAAACCACTCGCTCACCTTGTGACTTAAAAGGATTGGGTGTATATTGAACAATGAATAAGTTTCGTGACGAAACTGCAGCGATGTGCCAGCAGAAAGGGTGGGACAAGGCGCCAATCAGCATCGTGTGGATGCTACTCAACGAAGAGATGGGGGAGCTTGCGTCAAGTATCAGGCAGAAGAAGCAGATTTACCGCAAGACGGGGCTGAAGAAGGATCGGGGAACTGATGTGGTGATGGAAATGGGTGACGTGTTCAGTTACCTCTTTCAGCTTGCTCACATGTTGGAAGTGGACCTAGACGAGATGTGGAATCTCCACCAGCAAAAAGTCAAAACGAAAATGTACGCTGTAAAAAATAATGTGAGTGTATGCTAATATGGCATCTGGTCTTATGATAGATGACCGTCTGCAGATTGACAGGTTCAACCCGACCACATGGACGGGTGACTTTGGCATCAACAAAGACGGTTTTCGCAAGGATGTCTTTATTGACGGCTCTTACACACGAGCCATCGATGAAACCCCAACCGATTATACAGATGATCTGGACATGAACCTCAAGCCCCGTGACCTGTCCGGTAACGTGCATTTAAAGACCATCAGCCCCAATTATGCGCCACATGGTGAGTTTCCAACGCGCAAATTTGAGTACTCCGACGGTACCGTCACGTGGTTCCGCCCAGAGTTGCCATGGAGCTGGATGGGTGGCAGTAGCCCATTCGGTTTCAAGGTGTCCAAGAATGCTAGTAATATTTTGATTATTTTAATAGTTCTTGCTATAATTGCTTATATGTTCTCACGTATCAAGAACTAGATGGCGTGTATTTTGGGAGCAACAACTTTTACTAATTTACTTGATAAATTCTCTTTTTCAATTTTAATCCGTTCATCCAATTTTGGGCAAAAATGCACCTCCAATTGAATGCACTTGGCGCAAAATGAACCCGCACATTCGCGGCACTTGAGAATCCTGTTCTTGTGTATACAGGTTGGTTTCTTGGCAAAAATTTCATCAATTGAAGTCCATGCCTCCTTACTCATCTACTATTTCACATACAATTTCATTCTTAAAGTCTGGATCCCATGCTGTTGGGTCGTCCATTATTTCGCACAGTCCCTTCTCCTTGCCCACGAGGATGCGCTTCCATACCGCCTCCATGACGGGCAAGTTTTTTGCGAACCACGCGCGGTCCCTGTGCACTCGGACAACCACAAACTCTTCGGGGCGAGGGGGAATACTTTCAGTATTCGCCGGTCTATACTGAATAAAATCACACTCCTCCAGGTCTGTGATTTCCAGTTGAAGTTGAACTTGGGGCAGATAGTGGGTTGGCACCTTTGACTCAATCTTGCGCGTCAGAGGGCACTTAATTTCAATCAAGAGTCCATCCTCCGTGACGCCGTCGGGCGACGCGCCGAGCCACGGGTACTTGGCGTGCTGCACGAGTCCAATCTCATGGGACTTGCGGCCGTACCGTTGGTCGTAAAGATCTCGTACGAGGGGCTCAAGAAGGGTGCCATGAGCCGTTGCGGCGTTGCCCGCCCACTTTGTCTTGAGAACCTTCTTTTTTATAAAAGAATTTATACTTTCATAACGGTTCTCACCGAGTGCGCTCGCCACGTCGCTAGCCGTGATCATATTTTCACGGAGCTCTAACCATTCCTGACTTCTTTGTTCTGCGTATTCAGCCGCAAGGAGCTCGCGGGCTCGGAGGACCGTCTTTGGAATATCTTGCTCCATTGTTCGGTATCGTCTTGTTCTTAAAACGAGGATCCGTCTTAAGTACAATTTCAGCCGCGTTTTGCTCAGCCTGTTTTTTGGTTGATGCAAATCCAGATCCACAGTCCATTCCATCTACGACAACCGTGATCAAAAATTGACCGTTCGTCTGACCGTTTAGGCGATATTCGGGTAGGGGGTACTTGAGCGCCTGGCACCACCTCATGAGCTGATCCTTCCAATTGTCATCCACGAGTGAGGTCTGCACCTTTGTAAAGGAATCAAGCACGAATCTCTTGGCGTGAACCATACCTAGATCCAGATACACGGCACCGACGAAAGCCTCAAAAACATCCTCCATGATGTGTTCGTTGGTATTCCAGCCATTGCGCTCACCCTTTTCATCCATAAGGATCAACTTGTCAAGACCCATCACCTTTGATATTTCGCACAACGTCTTGCCCCTCACCATCTTGGTGCGAGCCTTGGTAAGGAAACCCTCCTGTTCCTTTTCATGTAAATCAAATAAATGCTTTGTAATAATAAATCCAAGAACACTGTCACCCATGAATTCAAGAGTTTCGTATGAACCAGTCAGCCCTGAATAGCGCTTCAGGGCTGACTTGTGAGTAAATGCGCGACGATACAAGTTAATATCTTTGACTTTTGTCCCGGCCAGAGCATTCAGTGTTTCACGTGAAAGTTCTGGAGGGGGGGCGAGGGAATTTTCACTTCCCGAACTGGTCTCCATTGTTATGTTACATGAGGTTTAGTTTTAAGCCTTCGCAACCTTCGGGCGGACCTTCTTCTCCTTTGGGGGGGAGACTTCGGTTGAAGTCTCCCCCGGCTCCACCACCTTCTTGGCGCGGGGCTTCTTCTCACCCTCCGGCTTGATCTCCTTCACGTAGTGCGGGTTGATGTACTTCTGGATGTTCAGAAAGGTCACCTGGACACCCTCGGGCACCTGCAGCAGGTCCTTCATGGTCTCGTCCAGAGAGATGTTCTGACCAGCCTTCAGACCCTTAGCCTCCACGTACTCGTTCATCTTGCGGGTAACCTGGGAGCGAGAGATCTTCTCATCAACTGCCAGGTTCAGGAAGGAGCGCAGCTTGTCGGACACACCCAGGGGCTTGTTGAAGCCGTTGTTCTGAGCGCGAGCCGCCTGCTTCTCACCGTTGGGATCCTCCAGGTGCTGGCGGATCTTGCGAACATCCTTGCGCAGAGCGCGCTGCTCCTTTGCGAGGGCCTCAAGAGCGACAGACAGAGACTCAATGGTTGCCATTATACAATACACATGCCGAGTCTCTTTAAGTCAGGAAAAGTGACAACACCAACACCAAAATCAAAGGTAAAAAGGCGATGAGCAAAATTTGCCAAACTTTGTAGCCCGAGTCATAAGGCTTGAGTGGTGTGAATGTACTCGCGCCTGGTATATCACTCGGCTCTTCATTTTGAAGAAGATTCAGGCCGTACCCAGGTGGCAGGGAAACACCAGCAGAGGGGCGGACTTCAGTCCTCGTGATGTTTGTATTTTTGTTGTCGCATTTGTTACCACAGCACCCAGGATCACATGGGTACACTGAGCCACTAAATTTACTGACGTAAACACAGGCGGTGGAATACACATCCATAGGGTCAGCCAAGCACTGACAGTCATTCAGTACGTACCGAGCGTTGCACGAATTTGCCGACGCCGGTGAAGACATCTCCTACTAAAGTTAAAGAATATTTTTGTATAACTAATACAGATGGAGTACGGGGCCCCTCAGAAGCTTCCAGACGGTCGGTATTTTTTGCGCATTTCAGGTGCTCATCATCAGGTGAACGGTCTTGTTCTCCAGGATTCCCTAGAGTCCAAGACTGTGAACTTCAAGATTCCAGATGGTCTGGAGTTGTTTACCAAGATTGACGAGGAGCTGCTAACCCAGGCCAAGGCTTCCAAGGTTGCCTGGTTCGGCAAGGAGCTCTCTGACGAGACGATCACGAACGCCTTCCAGGAGAGCGTGACCGACGGTCTGCTCGGCGCATCGCTCGCCACCGTGAAGGGTCAGGTGACCACGACTGTCTTTGACACCCAGAAGAATCCAGTTGAGCTTCAGGACGTCAAGTCGGACACCAAGTGCGACGTCATGTTTGAGCTGGCCGGCATGTGGTTTCTGAAAAAGTCGTTCGGTCCAATTTGGCGTGTGCTCCAGGTGCGCGTCCGGGGCGCCCCCAAGGCGGTCCTCCCCAAAGACTATATGTTCACGGACGAGCCCGAGGACGAGGAGGACCCAGCAGATTTTTTGGACTAGACAAAAAATATCGCAACCTTATATAAATGAATCGCAAGGGTCTAGCGATCGTTGTCCTCGTGGTGATCATTCTTTTCCTCCTGTTCGGGGGCCGTCGCAGCAACTTCGGTGCCGCCCCAAGCCAGGCGGTGGGCGGCTTTAACCTGGGCACAGGCGGCGTGAACAATCATGGCATGGCGGCGGCCGAGGGCATGCGCCCCGCCCCAGCGGGCTCCATGGGCGACAACATCGGTCAGACCGTGTCGTCCGCCAGCCTGATTCCCCGTGACGTTGTGGCGACCGAGGACTTTGGTCAGTTCAGCCCAGACAAGATCCTGGGCAACCAGAACTACCTGGATCCCCGCAGCCAGATTGGTTACCCCGA